GCGCTTAACTCCAACTACAACGGTTTGTTTGGTGTTGCTGTAGCTACGTCTAACCAGTTGTTTTTAGGTGCGGGGGTTTACAGCCAAACCACAACAGCTTTCCCGAACTCAATAGCTTTTTCGCAAATACGAGGAACCAACGCTGACGCGTTTCGTCCTCCCATCATCATTTTTCAATCAGATATTGCCTAACTATGTACATCATCACTGTAGACGGAAAAGACTGGATGGTTTGCTATTCTATAAGTTCAGGTTACTATATTGTTGTGGACCCCGCAGACCCGCTCCCTGCACCGACGTACCTTGTTTACTATAGCCCGTAAGTTCCAATAAATATGAAACCCCAAATAGTCTCGTTAGACGGCGGTCACCATAACCAAGACCTTGCCGCGTCTACATCCCGTATAGTTGAAGGCAATAGCTGGAAGAAGCAGCGTACTGTGATGTTGATCCCCGCCGGGGCAACCATACCTACCAAGGTCTATCTCTCCCATTGTGGCTTGATCTTCCCCCCTAACCAAGCGGCGCATCGCATGGCGGCTATCGGGATGGAAGTGGGCGAGGCGTTCTCTAACTCCATTGCAGAGATCATCGCGCACCCGGACCTTGGTCAGTGGGAGTACCTGCTGACTATCGAACACGACAACATCCCGCCGTCTGACGGGATCGTTAAGCTCATCCACCAGATGGAGAAGCGCCCCGAGTTCTCTTGTATCGGCGGGTTGTACTGGACTAAGGGGCCGGGAGGCCAGCCTCAGATTTGGGGTGACCCGAAAGATCCTGTACTGAACTTCCGCCCTCAGCCCCCAGATCCCAATGGCGGGCTGGTCGAGTGCTGTGGAACTGGTATGGGGTTTAATTTGTGGCGCTTGGCGATGTTTAAAGACGAGCGTCTCCGCCGTCCATGGTTCAAGACGATTGCTGGTGCCGAAGGAGTCGGCACTCAGGATCTCTACGCGTGGTCAGATTTTAGAAAGCACGGCTATAGATGTGCCATCGATTGTTCGGTTAAAGTAGGCCATTACGATATGACCGGCGCGTTCGGCATCGAGGACTATTCGTGGTAAGTACAGTTATGACTGATTCAATAAAGATTGATCTGGGTTGCGGCCCTAACAAGAAAGAAGGCTTTCTTGGTGTAGATCAGTACCCGATGGAGGGTGTAGACGTTGTTCTGGATATCGGTACTAGCCCTTGGCCTTGGGAAGATAACTCGGTTGATGAGGCGCATAGCAGCCATTTTCTGGAACATCTGACCAACCTGAACGACAAGTGGCAGCGCGTACACTTCTTTAATGAGTTGTTTCGCGTTCTGAAACCCGGTGCTAAATGCACGATTATCCTCCCTCACTGGGCCTCGACCCGGTACTACGGTGACCCTACCCACAAAGAGCCGTTCTCAGAAATGGGGTTCTACTACCTAGCGAAGGAGTGGCGTATGGGCAATGCCCGTCACACTGACATCGAGGTAAACCCAAATGGATATAGCTGCAATTTCATTGCAGTTTGGGGGAACGGGATGCACCCTGCTATTGTTCAGCGTAATCCTGATTTCCAGCAATTTGCTATGTCATGGTTTAAAGAAGCTATACAAGACCTACACGCAACGCTGACCAAACCGGACAAGTAACGTGGCATGGGTTGATATAGACGGTACACAGACCCCCAACTGGGGGGATATCAATACAAGTTATGTTGTCAGCGCGCTTGCATTCCAACTCGACGCGTTTCAAAACGACGGATTTCAAATATCCGGGATCATACCCACATGGGTGGGCATAAATACTTTACAGAGTCCCGGCTGGGCTACGTTGTCTCCCGCAGGATCTCCCGCATGGGGGGATATTAATATAATACAGACTCCCAATTGGACTCCTGTTATCACTTGACTAGAGTTTTTTTATTTGGTCTACTGGGTAAAGAGGTTTTACCTATGGCTAAATCGCCCGCTTGGACCCGTAAAGAGGGGAAAGCTCCCGCTGGCGGATTGAACGCCAAGGGTCGTGCCTCATACAACAAGGCTAATCCCGGCAAGCCCGGTTTGAAAGCCCCTCAACCAGAAGGCGGCTCTAGGCGCGATTCCTTCTGCGCCAGAATGTCAGGAATGAAGAAGAAGCTGACTAGCGAGAAAACCGCTAAAGACCCTAATTCCCGTATCAACAAAAGCCTTCGGGCGTGGAAGTGCTGACATGGCTTCGGCCAACCAGACAAAGCTGGCCTATTACACCGAATGGTAAACGGAGAAAGTGATGCCTAAGAAACCCGAAGGGATGGATCAAGACACGTATGAAGGCGGCGAGAACGAAGCTAGTTCTTACCCCGGCATGCCAGACAAGCCCGCTCCTAAACCTAAAGCACCGGCTCCTAAGCCCAAAGCTCCCGCTCCTAAGCCTAAGAAAATGGCGTCTGGTGGCTATGTCTCCAAAGCTGATGGCTGTACTCAGAGCGGCAAAACCAAAGGGAGGTTTGTGTGATGGCAAAGCCCAAATTTGATTTTAAAAAACTCTTCAAAGGTAAGGAAACTGAGAGTGAAGAGTTGAAAGAGGGGCGTGCCATCAAGTCTGGCAAGATGACGCCTGAGCAGTATGCCAAAGGCGAGAAAATGGAAAAGGCTAAGGCTAAGAAGGCTAAGCCCAAAGCCAAAGGCTACAAGGCTGGCGGTGCGGTTACCAAAAAGATGGCTATGGGTGGTCGTGCTGATCCCCGCCGTAGTTACGGTAGGGGTCCGGGCATGGCGGCTATGATGGGCGACGGTTCACGTGCCACTCTTCCCGGTGGTCCGACTGTTCCCCCTCCCGCACGTTCCATGATGGCTAAGGGCGGCGGTGTCGAGTCCAAGGGCAAGACCCAAGGCAACAGCGTTTCTATGAAAAAGAAGTACATCTAATGATGCCCTCTCGCGGTATGGGTGCCGTTATCTCTACGAAGAAGCCCAAAGTGCGGACAATCGTTAAGCGCGATGGGCCACTGCCAGTGAAGATTCTTCGCAAAGGCGGGCACGTATGCAGGAGCAAGTAGATGCAGAAGTTTCAGACGGCGATCACTGGCCCGACCGGGAACGTCATTCCAAACGCGGTTATTACTATCGTAACCTTGGGGGGAGTCCCTGCTACTATCTACGCGGGTAACGGCGTCAGTCCCTACCCTTCCAATCAAGTAACGACCAACTCGCAAGGCGAGTTCAGCTTCTACGCTGCCAATGGCCGGTACAGCTATACCGTCGCGGCTACGAACTTCGTCACTGAAGCCTACACAGACTTTCTTCTGTTCGACCCCGCCGATGCACCGTCTGGCACTTACGAAATTGACACTGAGTACCAGCTTGCTACAGCGGGACAGACCGTTATCACGCTGACACAGATCACTTACATCCCCGGCAGTAATAATCTGAGCGTCTATGTAAACGGCGTTCGTTTAATACTCAACGTGGATTACGCAGAGACAAGCAGCACTCTGGTCACTATGGTTAACCCGCTTGCGCTGAACGACGAAGTCGTCTGCGTCGTAGGTGCCGAGATATCCGACGCGATAAGCTCAGTAAACGTAGGCTTCCTACAAGCTGGCACAGGTGCCGTGGCACGCAGCGTGCAGGGTAGGCTAAGAGACACCGTGTCCGTCAAAGACTTCGGAGCCGTAGGCGACGGGGTGACGGACGACACGGCTGCGATACAGGCTGCGATTACGGCTTGCATCGCAAATTCAAAAAGCCTTTACATTCCAAAGGCTAATTACGTACTTGCGGGGCAATTGACTGTTGGCACTCCGATTGATATTCGCAGTGATAAAAACGCAACCATGCGCTGGACGACTGCCAGCTCTGGCAGTGTTGGCATCGTTCTGGACTTTAATTCGGGCGGCGATAATCTTTGCTCAATTGAACTACCTTGCCTTTTTAGTCCAGCAATAAACTCAAGTTTTGGGATTCCAAATTACAACGCGGCTGCGTCGTACAATTACAACCTTGCCAGCAGAATCGGCAACGCCATTTATTTAAAAGGCGGCAACCGCATAAACTTGTCAGCGCAGTACATTTGCGGGTTTACTAATGGGCTACTTGCTGAGGCAACCGTTACAGCTACTTGCGACAACGTAAACTTTACCGTCAACACAATGGATTTCTGCGAAAAAGGAGTCAATTTATTGTGTGGCTCCGCCAGCGCACTGGGTTTTAGCCAATTTGTGTTTAATGCCAACACGGTTTGGGCAAAGTTTCTGATTTATTTAGACCTCACTTACGGGTACGTTTTTAGCAGCCGATTCACAATTGCTGGCGGCGCGTTTGTAAACGAAGACGGCGGCTGTGGGGTGTATTGCGTTGGGGGAACAAATTTTGCTGACAATGTAATTGACATCAATTTTCTAGAAGCTGGGAGGCGTTCAGATTCTGTCCCAGCGACTACTGTTGGGCTGGTCTGTCCTTATCTTGGAGGCAATGCAACCAGCAATACGTTGTCTTACGATGGGATGGGCACTTCGCCCAACATTGGCTATTTTGGCGGCAAGCGTAACGAATTGTTTTTTGGCACTTACTACGGATCTATTGTTGCCGATTTGGGTTCTGCCTCTCCAACGCCGACAGCAGGCGGAACTATCCGCATTCGCGACGGCGGGGTAGGAAACCGAGTTAGGGTTAGGTATGCGGATTTTGCTAATACTGCAGCCGCGCCAATTGCCTCTACGGCAACGGTTGGTGAGGCAAATTATAATTCTGGGGTAGGCGGCGCTCAGTATGGACGCGCCATCTATTCAAGCTCTACCGTTAACATTTTAGCCGGTGCAGCAGTGGCGCATTACATTTATCATCAATGCACTAGTCCGCTTGGGTTTCGGCCCTATACGATTGTGCCTAGAGATTCTGGAGTAGGGAGCAATCAGCTTTCAATTTCGGCATTTCCTACAGGCACAACAAACCGAGAGATACAGATTTACATCAGAAACAATGGCACGGCGACATTTAATTCGACCGTAAATTATTGGCTGATTATTGAATGAACAACATACCTTGGTAAGCCCAAATGGACGACGATCTGGTTTATTGGAACGGTATCCCTGTTGGTTGTGCCGAAGGCAACCACATTGTGTGGTTCAGCACTGCGCCAGTAGAAGCAATTGAGGCCATGTCCAAGCCCGCTAATCTGAGACCCCCGCCATGCCAGAACTAAGCAAAGCCCGTCAAACTTCGATCCTCGCTGATACGATTGTATCCGTCAAAGACTTCGGCGCTGTAGGCGACGGGGTAACTGATGACACGGCTGCGATACAGGCGGCGATTGATGCAAATTCTGGGAAGACCATTTACTTTCCGCCCGCAACGTACAAGATAACCTCAACCATCACTATCAATACTAGCAGCACGCGATTGATGACTGATGGACAAGCAATATTGTACGCACCTGTTGGCAATTTTGATGTTTTATATTTTACTTGCCCTACAAATGGGCAGTACGAGTATTTGAGCGCTTGTGCGCTTGACGGGCGTTTTTTCATTTATACCGATGCAAGTAGTGTTGCTACAACCGGTGCTGGTGTGCGCCTGACCCGTTGCAGTGGGTTTTTGATGCAAGGCGCATATATTTTAAATATGGCTGAAGGTCTTGTGATTGAGGGTGGAAAAGACGGCCAGTACGTAGATATTAATATTAACCGCGCATCAACTAGTTCGGATATGACTGGGATTACCGATTCTGCGGTTTTAAAAATCACAGATTCAGCGACGGCTGGATCAACATATCAGCCAGCTTGGACATTAAAATTCACAAATATAGAACTTGGCGCAGGCTTTCGCAGCCAGTGTGCAGTTTTGGTTACCAACTGCGATGGATTGCAGTTTTCAACCGCTTATATTAATGGGGCTTCCGCCGCACTTTTTCGATTTAAAAATTATACAGTCGGTTCGTATATAACGGCTGTTACAATCAACAATGTTTATTTGGATGCTGTTAGTAGTACGACCGGGTCTAATTACTGCGTTGACATTCCCGACGATGGTTTGGCATCAAGTGTTTACTACGTAGCATTTACAGGATGCTTCCTTGGTAATTGTGTTCTAGATGCGGTTAGGGTTACCAAGACGGTTACCGGATTACAGTTTGTAGGGTGTACGATTGCTAATGCTGCGCGTAGTGGAATTGACTTTACGGGTACGGCTGTCTATCTAGGTGACCTACAGGTCGTGGGCTGCAAACTGCAAAACATCAACACCGGAGGAAGCGGTTATACGGTTCGTGTGGGAAATGCAATTTCGTTAAATCTTACGGGAAATACAATTTTGCATATTGGATCTAGTGCAGCAATCCGACTAGATGGAAGCATTGCTGACGCCACGATTTCAGCCAATAACATTCGGGCAACAACACTAGATTTTCAAAATGTTGGCACTGTTGTGCGCCTTACTTATGGGGCGAACCAAACTGCATTGGCGTCTACCAAAGCGCTTACGGGTCTTCGACCGGGGAATTATGCAAACGCTGACACAAATGCGCTTGATTGGTATGAAGAAGGGACGTTTACGCCAGCGCTTACTTTTGGTGGTAACGCGGTAGGAATTGTTTATACAGCGCAAACTGGCAGTTACACAAGAATTGGGAACAGAGTTTTTTTTAATTTTAATATTGGGTTGAGTAGTAAAGGATCATCAACTGGTGCTATGAGTGTAGTAACTAATATTTCTTATCTTGCATCTGCAAATACATCGCTTTCCATACGATTTAATAATGGTGCTGTTGGCGTAACCGCTAATGATCTTTTTACATTCATAATTTCAGGGACCAGCTTGGTGCGAATTGACAAAATTATCGGGGGAGATTCTTTTGTTACTCAATTAACAGATGTTGATGTTCTAAATAATCTTAATCTGTTGATTTCCGGCGGCTATTCAGTAACGTAAGTTTAATATAGGAACCACGCCATGACACTCATACTTAATCCTGCCGCCGCGTCGAACGTCCGTACTACAGACAGTACGGCGTTTAATCTCGACTTGAACGCGATTGTCGAGGAGGCGTTTGAGCGGTGCGGTGCAGAGGTGCGCTCTGGCTACGACATGAAGACTGCCAGACGGTCGTTGAACTTGCTCTTGCTGGACTGGGCAAACCGGGGGATTAATCTCTGGACGATTGAGCAGGGTGAGCAAGTACTTACTTACAACGAAGGTACCTACGATATCCCCGTAGACACGGTAGACCTACTGGACCATGTGATCCGCACGGGTACTGGGACGAACCAGATCGACATCAACATCACCCGAATCTCGGGCAGTACCTACTCGTCGATCCCCAACAAGAACGCCACAGGGCGTCCGATTCAGGTCTGGATTAACCGTCAAACGGGTGCCACTAATTCTCTTGGCGTAGTGCAGTACCCTCAGATCGTGGTCTGGCCGAAGCCCGATAACTCCACTACCTACACCTTTGTGTACTGGCGGCTTCGTCGTATGCAGGAGGCGGGTAACGGTTTGAGCGGCCAAGATGTACCGTTCCGGTTTCTCCCCTGCATGATCGCGGGTCTGGCATATAGCTTGGCGATGAAGATCCAAGGGGCCGAAGCGCGTATCCCTATGCTGAAGTCCATCTACGACGAGCAGTGGGCGCTTGCAGCAGAAGAAGACAGGGAAAAGGCGTCGGTACGGTTCGTCCCCCGGCAGATGTTCGTAGGGTGATTTGTGGCTAGCAAATTCGCATCTGCTAAAAACTCTATTGCCGAGTGCGATAGGTGTGGGTTCCGGTTTAAGCTGACACAACTCAAAACGCTAGTCATTAAGACTAAAAATGTTAATATCAAAGTATGCCAAACGTGCTGGGAGCCGGATCAGCCACAGCTACAGTTAGGGATGTATCCTGTAAATGATCCGCAAGCGGTACGTGATCCACGCCCAGATACGAGCTATTATGCTCCTATTACAGGGAGCCGCCTCATTCAGTGGGGTTGGAATCCGGTAGGTGGTGCTAGAGCTAATGATTTTGCCCTGACCCCAAACGACTTGATTGGGCAGGCTAGTGTAGGTACTGTTACTATTTTAACCTCATAGGAGGATTTATGGCCGGTGATAAAGGTTGTGGTCCGATGTCCATGAAAGTCAAAAAGATGAAGGCCGGTGGGCCTACGTCTGGAGACAGGAAAAAGTACGGGCGTAATGTCTCCCGTATTATGAACCAAGGCAAATCTTCGCGGGGCAAGTGATGAGCATCATTAAATCGGTTCCGGTTCCCCACTGTAACGGCTATCCCCAGACTGACATCGGTAAAAACGATGTGATGGTCAAAGGGCGTTGGCTCAGCGGCACAGGGCAAAAGAAGTACGACACCATGCGCGGTGCTGGCGCTGCTACTAAGGGTACGAAGTTCTTGGCAGATAGGTCTGATTCTGGGACAGGTTAATGGCTGTCTCGTACACAAGCCTTACAGCGCTGATTCAGAACTATACCGAGAATACGGAGCCTAGCTTCGTCTCGTATATTCCTACGTTCATACAGCTAGCAGAACAGCGGATTTACAACGCTGTTCAAATCCCTGCGCTTAGAAAGAACCAGATAGGTACTGCTACGGCGAATAATAAGTACCTCACTGTGCCGACAGATTGGCTAGCGACGTTCTCGTTGTCTGTTATTGACTCGGGTACGTCCGCGCAGGAATACCTCCTGAACAAAGACGTTGAGTACATCCGTGAGGCGTTTCCCTACCCCGGCGCGACTGGTAAGCCGACGCATTACGGGCAGTTTGATGTCAATACGATAATTATCGGGCCTACTCCCGATGCGTCATATAACATGGAGCTTCACTATTACTACTACCCGGAGTCAATTGTGACTGCGGGGGTGTCGTGGCTTGGGACTAACTTTGACAGCGTTTTGCTCTACGGTACGCTGCGTGAAGCATATATCTACATGAAGGGCGACCAAGACCTTGCCAACATGTACGAAGCTAAGTATCAAGAAGCATTAGAATTGCTTAAAGTACTGGGTGAGGGCAAAGATCGGCGCGATGCGTATCGTAGCGGTCAAAGTCGCATATCGTTCTAAACGGGGATACAGTGGCTATCATCCAGACGATCACCAACTCGTTCAAAACCGACGTACTAAGCGGCGGTATGAACTTCAATATTGTTAACAGGGCGCTGACACTCAATACGCAGGATGTCTTCAAGATCGCACTCTATACGAGCCTTGCTGAACTTGACGCGACAACCACGGCGTACACCGCGCTGAACGAAGTTGCTAACGGCAGCGGGTACACCACAGGCGGCCTGACCCTGACTATCTCTCAGGTGCCCACTACAGGCGGCACCCCCACTACCACGGCGTATCTCAACTTCGCCGACGCTGTCTGGACTCCAGCTTCATTCAGTGCCACAGGGGCGCTGATCTATAACAGCAGCAATGCTAACCGCTCAGTAGCGATCCTTTCGTTCGGCGGCATCAAAACGGCAGTAAATTCATTCACGGTCCAGTTCCCCCCTTCCGGGGCGGGATCATCTATCGTGCAGATCGCATAAGAGGTCGCCATGGCTAGTACGTTTTCCACTAATCTCGCCATTGAACTGATCGGTACAGGCGATCAGGCGGGGACTTGGGGCAGTACGACCAACAACAATCTGGGCACACTGATCGAGCAGGCTATCAGTGGCTACGTCACACAAGCGATCACTGACGGCGCTAACACTGTCATTACGATACCCAACGGCGCAACAGGCGTTGCCCGGAACATGTGCATCGAAATGACCGGGTTGCTTACTGCTAACCGCACTTTGGTCGTACCCAACAACAGAAAACTTTACTTCATATTCAACAACACGACAGGCGGGTACGCCGTCACGGTAAAGACCAGCGCGGGTACAGGCATAAGCGTACTAAACGGCGAGAAAGTTATTTTGATTTGCGACGGCACAAATGTCGTGGCTGCGATTAACAGTATCACCGGCCCCGCTACTATCAGTGCGAATACTGCTAGCGATGCGCTGCGTATCAACCAGACGGGTGCGGGGAACGCGCTTGTTGTAGAGGACTCTACCAATCCTGACGTTACTCCGGTTGTAATTGATAATACTGGCGCGCTGCTCTCTGGGTATACCGTGTCAGTACCTTGTGCGAACGCACAAAGTGGAGCCGCAGGCGTATCGCCGCGAATTCAAACTAATGCGTCAACAGTTTCACTTACAACAACATTTAGCGCTGCATGGAATGTAACGACAGACTCGTCTCCCGCCGTTGTTCTTGCAAAATCTAAAAATGCAACGATAGGCACACACACGGCTGTTGCTGATGGCGATGTGCTTGGATATATGCAGTGGCAGGGCTCTGACGGTGTAGGCTTCATTCGGTCAGCAGATATCCGTGGAGTGGTTGACGGGACCGTAGGCGTGGGGTTTGTCCCCGGGTCGTTGTATTTTAGAACCGCAAATTCTGCGGGAGCAATGACAAACAGGCTTATTGTCGGAGCGTCTGGAAACATCGGTATCGGCACTGTTACGCCGGTTTCCTCTGACGCTATTACGCTCAGTGTTGATAAAGATATCGGAGGACAACCCACCGCGTATTCCGTGCGCGTGCAGAACGCTGTCCAGTCTACTGTCACCACCATTGCAACTTCTTTCTACTCTGCTCCCAGCACCGCAGCGACGGCGTTTACGCTGGCGGAGTATGATCATTTTACAGCCAACCCTATTGCTATCGGTGCCGGATCAACCGTTACGCTACAGGTAGGGTTTCGTGTTAAGCCAAGTTTTAATACTGCTACGAACCAAATTGGATTCTTAAGCAGTGTCCCCGTTGGTTCTGGCGAATACAATTTTTATGCGGACACTCAAGCGGAAAACATATTTTACGGGCCTACGCGTTTTGGCGGGGTGACTACTCCTGTAGCTGCGGTTGATGTCACTGGAAATGTTGCGGCTACAACCACTATCTTGTCTTCTGGCCCAACTTCTGGCGTAGGCTATGGCACGGGTGCTGGCGGTGTTGTTACTCAGATTACCAGCCGCACGACGCCGGTCACGCTTAATAAAGTCGCTGGTCAAATCACCCTTGTTAGTGCCACTACCACGGTAAGTACGTTTGCTAGCTTTACTGTGACAAACTCTGCGGTAGCTGCTACGGATGTAGTGATCGTCAACTTCGCCAGCGGGGCCACGGCAGATAGATATAGTCTGTCCGTTACGGCTGTAGCTGCTGGCAGCTTTCGTATTCAGATCCACAACATCGTGGCAGTGGCGGTAGCAGAAGCCCCGGTTATCAACTTTGCCGTCATCAAAGGGGTTGCTGCGTAATGGATGAGGCTAACTACCAATGGCTTATTAACTCGGCGTTTACGGCTTTAGCCACTATATTTGGCTGGCTAGCGCGGCAACTCTGGGACGCTGTTGGCATACTAAAAAAAGATTTGTCTAATCTCCGTGAAGAGATAGCTAACGACCGGGTACATAAATCCGATTTCAAAGACTTATCTGACGCCATTTTCCGTAAGCTAGACCGAATTGAAGACAAGTTAGACGGCAAGGCTGACAAGAGTCATGGCTGAGTCACTTGGTGATAAACAACGCCGGTTCACGCGGATGGTCGCGGACTTAATTATCTGGGCGTATGATAACGGCTATGAACTGACGGTCGGGGATGCTTACCGCGATCCTCGCTTGCACAACATTCTAGGTGTGCCGGGGGGCTATGGTCACCCGTACTCCAACCACAAGCTCCGCCTAGCTATCGACTTTAATCTGTTCAAAGAGGATAAATATCTTCAGGCAACGAGCGACCACCTTCCGCTTGGGGAGTACTGGGAGTCACTTGGCGGTGCTTGGGGCGGACGATTCCGCGATGGTAATCACTATTCATTGGAACATGAGGGACGCAAATGAACGACCAAATCGTAACCAGAAAAGCGCGCTCGCAGCGAAACAAAATCGTATCTTTTATGGGCGGTATTCTCACGCTGCTCGCGTCTGGCGGGGCGTCGGGGGCTGTTGACCCGGTTATTGCTGCTAAAGTGGCTCTCGTTGGTGGTGTTGTTAATCTGGCTATTAACCACTTCTGGAAGAAGTAGCGCGGGGTGCAAGCTGGAGTAACCTATGGCGCTGCAAAAAATAGAATTTAAACCCGGAATCAATAAGGAGAATACTAATTACTCCAATGAAGGGGGATTCTATAGCTGCGACAAAGTCCGGTTCAGGTCTGGCTATCCTGAGAAACTTGGCGGCTGGATAAATTACTCGTTCGGCAATACGTTTGCCGGCACCACGTTTTCACTTTGGAACTGGTCTTCTCTTTCGGGAGAGGACTTGATTGCGTTCGGTACCAATCAGCGGTACTACATTGAATACAGCAGCCAGTATTATCCTATTACTCCCGTAACTTTTACGGCTATCACTACTAGCTACACAACGACTGCTAATAGCCGTAAAGTAACTATCCTGTTCCCAGCGATTAGCTCTATATCTGTTGGTACGTGGGTTACGCTTACTGGTCCCGTAGCTATTGGCAGCACTATAGTAGCAGCAGGAGATTATGAGGTTATTGAGACTAATGGCTTAACAACCATTTCTATATCTATACCTACCGCTGCTACAGGCACCACGACAATATTATCCGCGCAAACCGCTGTCTTTGGGATTGATGCGTCACCCTCTGAGCTTTACCCGAATGTGTTGGCGTGGGGACTTGCCCCGTGGGGTGGAGGTCCGTGGGGACCGCTTTCAGCTACGTCTACGTTCAATCTTTGGTCACAAGGCAACTTCGGCCAAGACTTGGTCATGGCTGTGCGTAACGGGCCGATCTACTACTGGGCGAAAGATACAACGACGTTTGCCCCTGCTATAACGGTAAACGCGTATGCAAACACGCAGATCAAGACAAGCAAGACTGCTACGTTCCTCGGCGCTGTTTCCCTAATTACTGTTAGTGACTCGTTTGGTATAAATACAGGCGCGGTTATTTCAGGGACCAACATACAAGCCGGGACACTTGTTACTTCCGCATATGTCCCCGGTAGTACTACTGTTCCAATATCTTTGCCTACGGCGGGTGTTTCCGCAGGCAATTATAATTTTAGCTACGCCGGTATATTTGCGCCTAACCAAACAAGCCAAGTTCTTGTCTCGACGGTGTATCAGTTTGTAATTGCCTTTGGGTCAAATCCGTATGACCCCACAAATTCTAGTTCCACGTTTAACCCCATGCTTGTGCGGTGGTCCGACCAGAGCAACCCATCAGAGTGGGTGCCGGAGACTAGCAATCAGTCGGGTGAACAGGCTCTTGGACACGGGTCGTATCTTGTAAGCGCAGCGCCGACTCGTCAGGAGATTCTTATTTGGTCAGACACCGCGCTGTACACGATGCAGTACGTGGGTGCGCCGTTCATTTTCAACTTCCAACTCTTGATGGACAACATCTCCATCATCTCCCCCAACGCTGCCATCACGGTCAACAACGTGACCTACTGGATGGGCGTAGACAAGTTCTACATGTACTCGGGGCAAGTGCAGACGCTGCCCTGTACGCTGCGTAGCTACGTCTTCAAAAACATAAACAGTTCGCAAAACATCAAAGTTGTCGCAGGCACCAACCCGGCATACAACGAAATATGGTGGTTCTATCCGTCCACGGGTAGTACCAATAGCGACAGCTACATCATCTATAACTATCTGGAAAACATCTGGTACTACGGTACGCTGGAACGCAGCGCGTGGCTTTCCACGCCGTCGAAACAGAACCCGGTGGGGGTGTTCTCTATCCAGAACTCTTACCTACCTACCACGATGCCCGTAGGCGGGGTCATACTTAGCAGTATTGATACGTCGATAACAGTAGTAGACGCGGGAGCTTATCCTCCAAGTGGTATAATCATCATCGATAATGAACAGATATCGTATTTATCTATCGTAGGTAACACGTTTACGGACTGTGTACGGGGTGTAAATGGAACTACCCCTGCAACCCACGCGGCATATGCCCCCGTGACGTACTACGTTCCTAATCAACTGCTACTGCATGAATACGGATTTGATAACGCCTCTGTCAGTGCGGTTGTTCCCGCGCCTATTTATGCTTACATTGAGACAGCAGATTTTGATATTGAAGATGGGCAGAACTATGCGTTTGTCTACCGGATGCTGCCTGATTTTACCTTTCAAGGTTCTACTGCTGAAACCCCCTCTGTCATGCTGACGGTAAAGCCACGGACGAACTCAGGCACTGCGTATACAACTCCGGTGGATAGCCCCATTGTGGAAAACACGGTAAAAGCGCCTATACCGCCAGCTACCTACCCAATTGAGCAGTTCACGGGGCAGGTCTACACCCGTGTTCGTGGGAGACAGATGGCGTTCAGGATTGACTCGGAGCAGCTTGGCGTGACATGGCAGATGGGTTCCATGCGCTTTGATATGCGTACAGATGGACGGCGTGCCTAATGGCAGTCATCACTCCCACCAAAGCGCCTAACCTCGTCATACCAACGCCGAATTACGACCCGCGTCAGCATGAGCTTTTGAATAACCAACTGCGGCTGTACTTCAATCAAGTCGATAACGACATAACGCAATTGATACAAGAGGTGGGCAACCTGAACGTGCGTAGCTGGCTTGGGCTGGGGGGCGATTACTAATGTCTGGTAACTTTCAGAACATTATTGGCACACAGCTAGGGCAGGGCGCGATCACTATTGCATATACGTCCTTCTACAAAGTACCTACAAACACGCGCACGTATATCAAGCAGTTCGATATCTGCAACACCACAGCGGCGGCTGTCACTGTCTATGTTTCGTTTGTGCCTAGTGCTGGTACGGCGGGCACATCCAACGCCATTTTCTACAACACGACTGTCCCTGCATACAGCACGTTGCAGTGGTGTGGGGCGCAGGTAATTAACGCTTCAGGTACGGTACAAGCTAAGGCTTCCGCTGCCGGATGCACGATCACCCTCACCGGGGGCGAAGCACAGTGAGCATTACGCTATATCCCAGTACGGGATCAAGTGGGACTAACCCGTCTTACACGACTTTCAGTGGTAACACCGTTGATTCTTTTGGGCGTTTGCGAGTTAGCGCTCCTTTTACTTTGTTTGATAGCCAGAACCGCTACGCTCAAGATATTCACTACAGTTCATCTACCGCTACAGGTGGGACTGTTACTTACGTAACCAATCAAAGTGCCGTTGCTCTTGCAGTAACAACTAGCTCGGGCTCCACCGCTCGGACACAAACATACCGAGTGTTCCCCTATCAGCCGGGTAAGAGCTTTCTTACTTTTCAAACATTTTCGATGGCGGCGGCGCAGACTAATCTGACGCAGCGTGTTGGCTTGTTTGATACAAATAACGGCGTCTATCTTGAGAGTGCGGGGTCAACCGTATCTTTTGTAATCCGTACCTATACCAGT